CTGAGAAGACTTTCGGTCTTGTTTGCATCCCTACTTATGACACGGTTGGTATCAGCACTGCCAAGAAAGTTCAGGCAGTTGTTGATGTCGTCTTCAATCAAGGTCAACCCGCTATCAGTGAAATCCGCCGATGAATAACTCTATGAATTTTCAATCTGTCCATTCAAAATCATTTGACGAGGCAAGAGAACGATACAAAAAAGCACAGGCATTGATGCAAGTAAAACAGAGAATGATCGCTGATTTACCACAACCAGGCAGTGCAATGTATAGGTATTTTTGTGATCCAAAAAAGAATCCCAAACCATACTCTGAGCAAGTAAAACGCATTGAAAGTTTGACCTACGAGGACATATTTGAAGATGAATAATCAACAACCAACTAACAGTAATATCCTTGACCCTAAATGTGGTCCACTAGGGTTCATTGTTGGGGACTGGAATGATATAAATTCATTTTATGCTGCTGTCCCTTGCGGTAAGGGTCTGATGGTCATTCACCAGGGAAAACTATTAAAAAAATGCAGAAACTCAACTAGCGCCCGTAATTTCATAGAAAAATATAGAAAGAAAAGATCTGTAGCACGATTGCCTGTGTGACAGAAAATAAGTGTCATACTGCTTCTTGATTGAGGCGGTATTTTGTTGTATTATCCTTTTGTGTCAAAAATCATCATGCCTGCTACCAGAGAAAAAATTTATTTTTATTCAACTCTCGCGCAGTATGAAGATCAACTTCGACTGGGCAGAACTCCAATGCTTAAAATTGGACAAACTATTGAACAAGAAGCATCAGAACGTATTGATCAGCAAGATACTACATCTAGTCCTCAACCATTAATGTGTAGAGGTGTGTATGAAGTTGAAGGAACTGATAATGAATTTCGTAATGACTGGTTAATTCCTCGCGGATATAAAGTAACACGAATTGATAAAAAGCGAGAGTGGATTTATATTACATCAGAGGATGCAGAACTAGAACTTCGTGCATGGCAAAAAAGTAAGAAAGTAAAAGTAGAGAAAGTAGCAGAAACAAGGACTCTGAGGAAACATCAAGAGGATTTTATTTTCAAAATTATGTCTAACTGGGAACGCTGGAAAGAGTTCCTTTTGTTTGCAAAATGCCGTGCTGGTAAGTCCACCATGGTTTTATCTGCTATTGCTGCCAGTGGTGCAAAGGTATCGTTGGTTATGTCATATCGTAACTCTCCAAAACAATCATGGGAAGATGATACTAAGACGTTCAAAAATTTCCAAAACCTTATCTTCATTGACATTCGTGACAAAAATATCAATGAAGTTTCCTCTGATATTGAGAAATATCTAACCACAGATAAGCAGATTGTACTCTTCTCCACAGCACAATCTAAGCATCGTTGGTCAAAACTTCCATGCAACATTGATCTCATCGTATTTGATGAATGTCATGAGGGTTATGGTGGTCAAACTTGGAAATCTCTTTGTAAAAAGTTTCCAGAATCCAAGATTCTTTATGTTTCTGGAACTGCATACAAATTGTTTGATCAATTCAATGATAGTTCTCGATATACTTACACTTACTTTGACGAACAGTTTTATAAACTTCAAGGTGTTTCGGGATATGAAAACTCTCCGTTGATGAATTTGATTGTTGTCAAATATAATGCAGATAAACTTAAGCAAGTTTATGGTGATGATCCTGATGCTTTTGATAACATCTTCCGTGTCAATGAAGACAAAGATGAATTTAATGAACCCATTCTTGTAGATGAGTTTTATTCCAAGACATTTGTTCAGGATGGGATGCACTTTAAGAAGAAACTTTTGAAAGATACTCAGCACATGATGCTACGTTTACCATCTATTGCTGCATGTCATTTGTTTGCAAAGTATTTCAAGAGCAGTAGATTTGAACCCTTGGTAGTTACTTGCGACACCAAAGAAAACGCAAACTCTATCAAAAACCACATCAACAATTACACGTCTACTGTTATCATTACGGTTGATGCTAATGTTCTTGGTCTAACAGCAGAAAAAATCGACACGGTGATGAATTGTGCTGGAGGTAAATCTAGAGAAAAGTGGGTACAATTTGCATACCGTGGTGGTTCTACCAACAAAAAGAAATGGAATATCATTGATTTTTGTCCAGAGCGTTGTGTTACAGAAATGCGCGATAGTTTCTTTACTGCATGTGATCTAAATCCTGAGATTGCAGAATCGGAATATGATCTTCTTGATTTTGCATCTATTGTTGAATACGTTGATGGACATGAAACTGTAAGTCAAGAATGGATAAATGAAATTCTTTCTTCTAACTTGCGAAACACGATGTCATTGGCATCTGGAATTTGCTCACGAATTGATATAGACAAACTCAATGAACTATATTTCTCTGAGTATCAACAATCTTCCGAACCTTCATCATTTCCTTCAACTTCCGTTAATAGTAATGGAATGAATGATGAGAGCAATGTCTCTCGAACTACTAATCCAGAGGGTAAGTTTCCTACTCAATATCCTAAGGATGAAGTAGAACAAAAGATGGAGACAATCAAAGCATATACAGAGCGTATGTGTTTGGTTATTTTTCATATGATTCGCGATGGATCTGTTCCCAAAACTGTAAATCAAATCCTTAATTCGGAGCACTATATACCAGATACATTGGATAAGGATGGTATCATTAGTGAATGTTTGGAAAACCAGATTATTCCAAAATCTTGGAAAAAACGTGTTGAAACTTGTATTACTGAAATTCAACATGCAATTTCAAAAGATGAATGTGTTGCCCTTGAAGATCTTTCTATAACTCGTAAGAATCAACTCCCTCTTCCTATCAACGAATTGATGCAGATGATTCCTCAATTTGAATCTAAATCCGACAAACTTTGCATTGATTGTGATCCTACTGGATTGCATAGTCTTGTAGCAATTAAGAAGAAAGGTTGGAATCCTGAAAATATCTGGGCATGGGAAACTGACAAAACTCATGCCTATGCAATCTGTCAAATTTCTGATAAAATTAACCTTAGGACCTACGAAGAGATAAAGAAAATGCACTTTACTGCCAGCGTTGGAAATCCTCCTTACACCGACACTTCTAGTGTTACGGGTGCAACAACTGGTGGATGTGCAAAATCTCTTGACAGTATCTTTTATTTGGAAGCGATGGAAAGATCTGATTATGTTTGTGAAGTAATTAGATCTAATCATTTCGCAAAAATGCAATCTAAGTTCCGTAAAAAGTTATTCTCAACCCCTGGAGTTGTGTCAATCAAAGTATTAAGTAACGATACTTTTCCTAGTATTCAGATGACAGAGACTTGCATATGTACCTGGCAGCGTGGATATAAAGGACCAACAAAATTTGAATATCTTGATGGTACTGTCAAGGAATTTGTCGTTAATAAAAATACTTGTATTCGTTTTACTAATCCTGATTTTGTATCTGAAGTTCCCAATAATTTGGCAGATCGGTATCAACGTGGTTCCTTGAATGTCAATCAGTTGAATGATGGAGATTGTCCAATGATTATTACCATGGGTGCTAAAGGTGGGGACAATATGATTGTAAAAAATGTCAAGAAAGATCAGCATGTTTGTTGTGTAAATCAACATGGAGTTGTTATGAATAGTAAATATGGGGGGAAAGGTCTGGGTCAAGTTTATGTTAAACCCTACGATCATTCGATCAGTGGATCTGCTATTGTTCTCAAAACTTCATCAGAAGAAGAGAGTCAAAAACTTGCTGAGTATCTAAAAACTCCTGAAGTTCATGAGATTGTTATCAAGAATAGAATTTCCAATGCAAATACCAAAGAGTTATTCAAAACCATTCCCGATGTTATCTGATGAAGAGAAACTTACACAATCAAAATGTTGGTTCTCAGGTCGAAAGATCAGATGAAAGAATCAATGCAACCAGCGAAGTCTTTACTCCTGCAAACATTTGTGCAGAAATGGTATTAAATATCCCCGAATCTATGTTAAAAGATGCAAAGAGCACTTTTATTGATGATTCTGCTGGTTCAGGTAACTTTCTGATCGCTCTCCGCGATGAATTGGTAAAATATCATGATTTAGATCATGTTCTAAACAATATGCTGTATGCAGTTGAACTTATGGAGGATAATCATGCTGAAATGTGTCAAAGATTGGGTGTAAGTGTAGATCATCCACATTATGTTTGTGCAAATTCTTTAGAATATGATTATACTTTTGGACAACCGCAAGGACTGGATCAATTCTGGGAGTGACAGTTAAACAACCTCCACACACCTGCTTGATTTGTCCCCTGCTCCATGCCATACTAACAGTATGAAAAACACACACCTTCAACACCCCGAAGATTCTATCCTGACGGGTGATCTTACTGCGCTTGATTGGTTGCTCTCTGATGGTGATCTTTCCGTAAAAATTGATGGCGCTCCTGCTATTGTTTGGGGCACCAATCCTGCGACTGGCAATTTCTTTGTCGGCACAAAATCTGTCTTCAATAAAGTAAAGATCAAAATCAATGAAACGCATGATGACATTGATCGGAATCATTCTGGGGTTGTTGCTAACATACTACATCATTGTTTCGATTGTCTTCCTTCTTTCGACGGAATTGTTCAGGGTGATTTTATCGGGTTTGGTGGTGATGATACTTTTTGCCCCAATACGATTACTTACATTTTTGATGAAGTAATCGAACAAAATATCATCATTGCTCCCCATACTTTGTATGCAACTGATGGTGAATTGAAGGACGCATATACTATCAATGATATGGTAGATATGGAGATCTTCGATGATACTGAATCGTGTAAGTTCGTGCAACCTAGTGCATGGCAAGTTGATGAAGATTTCGATGAGATTGTTGCATTTGCCAAGCAAATGTCGTGTATGTGTGAGTTTCTGAGTCCTAAGCAATCTGAACAGGTTCAGCAACAACTTAACAGTGTTATTCGTGCTGGTCTCGTTATTGATGATCTGACCATGGATGCGCTTGCATTTGCTAATGATATTGACGTAAATGTATTGCGTTTGTGGTCTCTCGTTAAGTCAATCAAAGATGATATGTTGTTCCTGATGCGGAACAATGGTCCTAAAGCATATATCGGTCGTCAACAATGTGGTGGCGAAGGTTATGTCAAGATCAATGAGTTTGGTATGTTCAAGTATGTCAACCGAGAGCAATTCTCCCATGCAAATTTTAACAATGGCAAGTTTGCCTGTGCCAGTTGATCTAGTTGCACACACCCGCTTGTAGGGTCGCTGTTTTCATGTATTATTAAAGAGTCAAAGGAACACCACACCATGACCACTGAATTTGCTGACTTCGCTGCCACACAAGA